CAGAGAGCCAGACATCACCACTGGCCGCAAGCGCACCAGATAAACGACGAATAGCGGTCTTACTGACACCCGTTTTATCTGCCAGTTGTCGAAAAGTTTCTCGTCCGCTCAGGCGCACGAATTCCACAATGCGCGCCTTCACTTCTTCCCGCTCTTCTGGTGTAAATACTTTTGCCATAAGCGCCTCCGGCAATCACTTTTCCGATACAACACGGCGGGAAGAATCAGTAATCTGTCGAACAATATCCCGGTGCTTGTTCAGCTCCCGCAGCGCGGCGCAGACTCGCTCCCACTTCTGAACATCACTTTTCGCCCTGCGCAGCGCCAGGTTTGCCCTGCGAAGGGACGGAAAAATCAGCTCATCTGCTTGCGTTTCGGTAAACGATGGCAACGACTGCACAATGTCCGCCACAGTTTCTGTTTTAATTTCTTCCTGTGTTGCGGCTTCCCGGACTGGTAACGCAGCACCTGCTGGCTGAGGAAAGGCTTTACCATCACTTTCCGTTACCAGCGCGGCTTTCGGCTCTGCTGGTAAATTATCGCCCGGCATGCAGTAACGAAATTTACCGTTCTGATTAACGCGTGCCAGCCGCCCCGTTGCGGTTACCACCGCCAGCGTGGAGGCAACCTTGCGAGTACTGACGCCGAACTTACCCGCCAGTTCCTCACACGTTTTAGCACCATCCTGACCGATAAACTCAATCATCATGTCTGCGGTAACTTTTTGTTCGACCTCTCCGGTCAGCATATCCTGTGCTTCAGATTTTACTGGCCGCTCTTCGGTTACCCGGGATTCACCTTCGCCAGCCAGAAACCAGGTGTGACCAGTTTTATCAACGACGCCATTTCTTTTGAGTTCCCACAGCTCGTTGAGAACCTCTTCACGACTGATATCAAGTCGCGCGGCCAGTTCTACCGATGTGGCTTTTCCCATTGCTTTCAGTGCGTCAAATACGGTTTCCATTAAAATTTCCTCCGACAAAATCGTTTCTCAGATTCAAATAAAACCAGCTGCCTTCCGGCGTTCGTATTCCTGTTTCAGCCGTTCAATTGGCGTTGGCCCTTGCGGGTGTTTCGCCCCTTCCAGTTGTCGTCGCACTGGCGGAACACTCATCCCGTTACCAACATGCTTTGCCCATTTCGTCAGTTGCCGTTCCGCAAGTCGTTTTAACTCACCCTGCGTCATCTGGCGCTCAATCCCTCTGGTACGCATTTCGAGGCAGATGTGGTACAGCACAGGCTGAGGCCACGGATATTTGTCGCTTCCGTCATATCGCCAGGACTCATCACGCCAGCGGCGGTACTCCTCCATCACAGCATCCACCGTCAGGCCAAATGGATTGGCCCCGCTTTCTGAAATCAGCGCCACAAACTCAGCCAGGTCCGGAGGCCATGTTTCACCCGCCCGGCAGCGGTCCATGCACTGGCGGCAGACCTGTCGGATTTGCTGCTCAGTCATCGCGCCAATCTGTGCAATCCAGAGCTTCGAAGGTGCGGCCCCGTTCTTCTGGGTCCAGCGGTTCGAATAAACCTCCCCCATGAGTTCCCACAGCTTCCAGACCGTTTCCGTCGCTGATAAATCCGTTTTCACGTTCCCACTGCTCACGTGCTGCCCGAATTTCCTGAACTGCCCGTGATGCGGTGCCACCTGGTGCTGCTGCATGGTTTACCCCCTTGCTGACTGGTTTAACCTGCGCCCTGACGTGATTTACGTGACGGGCGAATTTCTGCTCCCACTGAATCTGCGTAAACACTTTCCCCTCCGCTGCCCAGTAGTCCCGGAAGGCGGCAAGTTCAGCAGGTGTAAATTCTGTCTCCGGCAAAGCCATCCCCCACAACGCAGCCCGTCGTCGAAAATCCCGTGACGGATACCAGCTATCGGTCATCGGAAATTTTCCGATGGGTTCGCTCAGGCCATCCAGGAATACAAGGGGTGCTGCCTGTAACGACAAAACTTCCTGCTCACTGGTCGGAGCACTCTCGCGTGCGTTATGTGTGGGGTTTAGATCTTTGGGTTCCTTTGGGTTCCGTGATCCGTTTTTGGGTGTCTTTGATGGAAAATTTGGGTGTCTTTGGTTATTTTCCATGCAGCTAAGAGTTCCGTTTTTGGGTCTGTTTTGTGCTGAAACATAACCATTTTCGGTACTGTTTTTATTAACAGCACCAATTTTACCCACCTTTAAAGACTCCCGTTTTTGGGTGTATTCAGGCTCGGCAACACTTTCTTCTACACCGATAAGTCGGTACACCACAATTTGCTTTGTTCTGCCTTTTCTCTCACCGGTATCAACAATTAACCCAATCTCCATCAGGTGTCGTAAGCTGTCCTGCACAGTCTTTTTGTTTAGTTCCGTTACTTCTGCCAGTGCAGATACAGACGGGTATGCACACAAATCGGCACCGCACATATCAGCAAGCCAGGTCAATACAGACTTACTGGATGAACTGCCGGTTTTCACCTTTTTAGCCCATCGTAGTGCATCGATACTCATACAAACCCCTGGCAGACATTTGTTTATCTGCAAAGTAATATTGATATTGCTGACGATACGCATGCTTGAAAGCAATAGCTTTTTCTATAAGCTCGTCAGTCTCACGTTCCACAACAGCTGGATCCGCAAAAAGCAGCCCGGACTCCACCACATCGCCATATTCTTTGTTTAATCCGGCGATCATGTACGTAATGCTTTTTCCATCACTGATCTCACGATACAACCTGAAATCACTAATTCGGATAGCCTCCATAATTGCCGGAATCAGCGCCGTGAATTTTTTCCGCTTATCCCTGGTGTCGATAGCTTTCCAGCGTTCGAATATCTTCACCCGGTTAACGCCCAGCGCCCGTTGATCAACCTCGCCATCATTAAACGTGACGCGTTGAACATCGATGTTCGGGCGTTCTTTCAGAGCCCAGAATGCTTCCGTGATTAATATCGTCGCTTGCTCCTGTGTCATTCCTGGTCGACATACCCAGGCATCCAGAGCCTCACAAACCTGTTCAGGGGTGATTTTCATTGTTCAACCGCCCCGCCCGCTTTGCCTTACGATATTCGTCATAAACTTTGGGGTCGTACTGAAGTTCCCCGCCGGATGCCTCTTGCAGGCGCATCGCGCGACCTTCAGGAACCAGTTCCCCCCATTGAGAAACAGCAGATGGATCAACACCAGCAGCTTTCGCTACTTTGGCTTTCGTCCCATAAAAATTAATTACGTCTGATTTAAACATCACCCCTCCAAAGTTGAGTTTTCTCAATAGTAATCATTCAAGGAATCTCAAATCAAGGGTTATTAAGATATCTAAATATGAACGAGAAAACTTTAGGTCAACGAATTAGAGAAAGACGCAAACAGGTTGGTTTAAGTCAAAACGATTTAAGTAAAGCCGCTGGCGTATCTGGCTCATCAATTTCACTATGGGAAAGCGACCATACAGCCCCGCGCGGGCAAAATTTGCATCGCCTGGCTGAGGTATTGCAATGTTCACCAACTTGGATACTGTTTGGTGACGAGGATAAAACACCAGATCCACCAGTAGCACTCAACAGCGCCTTAGACTTATCGGAAGATGAGTTGGAGATGTTGCGATTGTATCGCGCACTTCCAAAATCAGAGCAGCAAGCACAAATCAGCGAACTCCGTGCCCGCGTTGAGAATTTTAATCGCCTATTCACCGAGCTACTAGAAGCTCGCAAACGTAACAAACATCAGTAACCCCCTTCACAAATTTTAAAGCCTTACATTTCAATGTATTGGCTTTATTTTGCATTAAATATTGAGTTTTCTCATTAAAAATGCTTGACCAACATTCATGAGAAAACTAAATTACCACCCATCAAGACACCGCACGGTGTTCTCAGCAAACAGTTCCGCTACCCGGCGTTAAGGGGTAATGAGGTCAGCATGGATACTATCGATCTTGGCAACAGCGAATCTCTGGTATGTGGTGTGTTCCCCAACCAGGACGGCACATTCACCGCCATGACGTATACCAAAAGCAAAACGTTTAAAACCGAAGCTGGCGCGCGTCGCTGGTTAGCAAGAAACTCCGACTGATGAGGTTGACGATGGAATTTAAAGATTTACCAGTACCATTCCAGGAAATGGCATCGAATGTGGTTCGCTCTCAACTGGCGACTCTTGACCTGAGTACCGTAGAAAAAGAAACCATCGACAATATATCCGGTAACGTACGCCGAGCCTTTATCGGGCTGTACGAAGAGAAGCAGCTCTCTGATAACCAGGATTTACATGAAAAATACTTTCTGGAATTAATGGACATCATTAATAAAGGATTTGGCTTGTTAATGAAAAAGAAAGGGATTCGAATAGCTCCCCTTGAAAATCATTTTACAGCAAGCAGTATTAATTCCTGTGATTTAAAGCATCACACATCCGATGGGAAAGTTGAATCAAACAACAAAATATCGATTAATCATTAATTTATTCACAGGTGAGGTAGAGTGCGTGCGCCGGACACGGATAAGAATCCGGCACTGACAGTTTACTGAAAAGGATATATCCCTGAAAAGTCAGGGCATAACACGAAAGCGCCCGGAGAAGTTAGTCTCTCTGTATAGGTCGTCGTTAAATTTAATTCGATCGTGCGCTTCCGGTTGTGGCAATCCGCGAAATGGCGCGGCGGTAAGTATGGCGGGG